CTAGAGGGGTACGGTTTCTGTCTGTACCAATTTTGTACCAATCAGGCTTTGCTCAAGCTTCCCGACTTCGCTCCAGTCTTCACTGGAGTTGATCCATCGGGCGTAAGTCGTCAGCAGCATTTGCACGCTGTGACCGAGCTGATTAGCGATGAACCCAAGGTTCATGCCTGCCATTAAGCACATGGTAGCGTAAGTGTGGCGGCAGTTGTATTGCCGTCTGGCCCTGATCTTCAACGCGACCAGCGCCGCCTTGAAGTGCTTGTCGGTCACGCTGGCCTGCTGAATGAACTCAAAATTCTTGGTCGGCGGGAAAACGTACGGCGATTGTTTATGCTGGCGCCGGCTCTGTTTTGCCCTCAACTCGGCCACACCCTTGGCCACCTCAATGGCATTTAATGCCCTGCTATTCAGCATGACTCGTCGCGTTTCGCGGGTTTTCGTGCGCTCCTCGATCTTGTAGTCAGCCACGATTCTGCACACGTTGGCGACACGCCCCTCTGAATCCACCTCATCCCAGCGCAACGCCGCTATCTCCCCAGGCCGCATGCCTGTGTAAAACGCGAACTCAAAGTAGGCCGCGTATACCCGCATTGAACCGGTCAGCACCTCGTACAGGCGCCCTATGATCAAATCCGCCTCCGCCACTGTGAAAGGGTCCACCGGTTTCTTCGCCTTCACCGGCAGTTCAATTGAGCCGACCGGGTTCCTGGTGATCAGCTCATCGTTCACTGCGCACTCAAACATCGTGTGCAGGCGCTGGATCGCCGAGCGCTTTACCGTCGACGACTTCCACGGCGTCTCTCCGGCTATTTTCCGGAGCATTGCCGATGTGATCTGATCGATCGGAAGCAGCGCAAGGTGCGGCATCCAGTAAAGGTTGAGGGATATCCGGTAGTTTTTTCGGGTGCCCAAGACCACTTCGCGGCTGTCCAGCCAGGTCTGGGCATACTCTCCAAACAGTGGAGTCGCGGAGTAGGTGGAATATGTCGAGTTCGGGAAAAGCTCGGCGTAACGCTTGTCGTCCATCACGCCGTGCTTGATGAGGCTGATTACTGTAGCGCGAAGATCTGCGGCCGCTTTAATGCCTTTTGGCGTTTGGGAATAGGCGAGGGTCTCGCAGCGCCTGAACTTCCAGGTGAAGCGAATGCGGACTGACTGACCTGCAAATTCAACTCCGGCGGGCAATCCCAAAGGCTTTCTAGCCATGCCTCATATCTCCTGATGCTGTAGTAAATCTGACCATCGATTTCGTTCCACACCCCTTTCGGGATGATGTTGCGCTGGCGCTTGCCCTGCAGCGCGCGGCGCGTTGTTCCGACCATCTCCGCGAAGTTCTTCTCCGCAACCTTGTCGGACAGGTACTCAACAGGTATTTGCTCTGCTGCTGCCATGATGATGCTCCGCGCCGCGCTGGGCGGCAGAAGGTGGGGGAGGGTTATGCGATCGGCACGTAAGCTTCGCCGCGGCGTTCAGCCGAAGCCTTCCGGTAAGTCTCGTTGGTGTATGGAGCATCAGGCTCACGACGGATAAAGGTCATCTGGTAGTGGGAGCCTTTGGCGCGATGCGTTCCGGCGCAGTACTTCTCAATCAGGTACTGGGCGTCGTGCTTGTCGCCTTTCTCCGCGCGGCTGCCCGTGCCAATCGTTCCGCCTTTCCACGAACCTTTCTCGGGGCCGGTCTCACCATCAAAGGCGATATCCAGCTCAACGAAAGTTCGTGTAGGGCGCAGTGCACTGAAGTACTTTTTCACCCAGCCGGTACCGATGCGGTACACGCGCTTCTCGATATGGCAATAGGCTCGTATTTCCTGGCCGTCATAGTCCTTAAGCAAAAACACATAGCGGGGCATTGTGTCTTTGATGGCCTGAGCTTCCTTGTAGCCAAGGCGAACACCTTTGCTCTTCTCGATATGCTCAACGCCGCTTGCGTCACACAGCGCATTCAGGACCAGATCGAATTCGCGCCAAGGGAATGAGAAGTACCGAGACTTTTCGGATTGCGAGTCCATTGTGCTAGGCCCGAAATTCGTGTGGATTCCTCGGGTTTGCAGGCGGAACCCGTACTTGCGAGCGTGATACTCGAAGTAGTCGAGATGCCCGAACTGTTCAAGCCGTCGCGCTGTAGCTTCCGGGCTCAATGTAGTGAATGTGTGCTTCTGCGCCCAAGGCTTGATGATGTTGGGAATTTTGATCCAGGCTGAATACTTCCAGACATGGATGATCAGCTTGTTTCCTGGGTAGTCGCCGTTGTCGCCAGAGTCGATGGCGATGCCGAATATGCTGTCACGCTGGCCCTTGTAGTAGAGGTCGATGAAGTTGAGGATCACTAACTTGTCTTGCCATGGGTTGACCCTGAAAACATTGCGGGAAAACCAGGCTTTGATTATTTCGAACATGCAGGAATACCTCGCCCGCCGCTCACCGGCAGGCATGTAGGGGGATTGGGGTTAGGGACGCTTCATGAAAGTGATCCAGTGCGTTTTCTCGCGCTTACCAGACTTGTGGCCAAACAGCGGCTGCTCATCGGTAAGGGCAAGAATCTCGCTGACCCGGATCTGGGTTTCGTTCCACTTGAAGATCAGGAATTGGCCAGGCCGCAGAACACGGAAGCACTCCGCGAAGCCTTGGCGCAGATCGTCGCGCCAGTCGTCGGTAAGGATTCCGTACTTCAGGCGGAGCCAGCTTTCACGGCCGGCACGCACCAGGTGCGGCGGATCGAACACCACCATGTTGAAGCTGGCGTCGGGGAACGGCAGGTGCCTGAAATCCATGATGACGTCGGGCTCAACCTTCAAAACCCGACCATCACACAGCACATGCTCTTCATCGCGGATGTCACCGAATAGGGCGCGCTGATCACCCTTGTCGAACCACATCATTCGGCTAGCGCTACAAGGGTCGAGGACTTGCGTATTCATGGCCTTGGCCCCTTGTAGATGAACACGTAGGCGAACCAGAGGGTGGCGGTCATGGCGTCACCCGCTTGAACTCGACCACCCAGACCCACGGGTTGGCTTGCCAGTCGCCGCCGACGGATGACCAGAGTAGTTCGAACGATTTGCGTGGATCAGCGCTGTAGGTTTCGATCCCCTCGACGTGCCACCAATCACCCAGTTCGGCATGATCAGTGTAGAGCCGAACCCCTTCGGCCTTGGCCTGGTCTTCGCTGATGTCCTGCAACCGCTCGACGCGCACGTCGGTGATCTCCAGCAGGACACGGCTGTCGCGCCGGAACATATGGATGCTTGGCTTCCAGCGGATTTCGCTGGCGGCCGGGATGTTTTCCAGTTCGCGTGGCAAGCAGTCGGGATACGTGGCGCCGAATGTGAGATAGCCGGGATCGCAATTGCCAACACGCGCCCAAGTCTCGCGCACCCACAGCCGGTCGCCGGGCTTCCCGAACGGGCAAAAATCGTTGTAGTAATCAACGCTGTTCGGGTGCAATGGACCTTCTGTTGGAAGTTCGTGGCACTCGCCGAGCTGAACACCGTAGCCGATGTTCTTCAGTGCCTGGGCGCTTAAGGCCCGCCGCGTGACCGTCTTCCGGCCTTCCAGGATGGCGCGCACCATCGGCGCCGAGAACAGGATGGGGCGTTCTTTGGTCGCGGTCATGGCGTCACCTGCTTGCGGTACCCAGCGTCGATTGCACGGAGGAAGTCGAGCCGGGCATTCTCATGGATACCTTCCCAGGGTAAGCAACGGAGCTCGCTGGGGATCATGGTTTCGAACAGCTCGCGCGCCAGGCTCTGCCTATGCTGCTCAGCGGTTGCGCCGTTCGGGCGGAACTCGCGCTCGCCAACATAGGCGCAGTGCTCGACGTCAGAGCCGAGGTGCCGCCAGACAATCACGTCGCTGGATGAGTAATGGACGGTGCAGGTGGCAAATCCAGTTTCGCCGGCTGAACCATCGACTTCGCAAACCGTTCCGGTCGGGGGCGGTCCGTCGCCAGACCAGGCCGCTACACTTTCTTCGGGCATGACTTCGTCCTTGCCGCTATAGCGGCTGACTTTGAAGGGGGAGGGGTTGCAGGTTTTGCGGGAGGAGTACGGATGTACTCCTAGGCGACTGACGCTGAATTTTGCTCATGCTCCAGCTCAGAGGTGATCGATTCAATCTCGGCGAAAAGCTTCTGCTGCTTCAGGTTTCGTTCTTGATAGATCGCCTTCAAGTTGCGACTCAAGGCCGCCAGCGCCGAAGCGCGTGAGATATAAACCTGGCTTGCGTGGAGCATGTAGGTCCGGCCTGGTCCTTGGTAGCACTTCGGCCCACTCAGCCGCGCCAGGTTCGCCCGGGCATGCAGCTCAATTTCCTCAACTCGCCGCATCCGGATGTTGATCATCCACAAGCCGCTCACGAATCAATACCCGTGTACTTGCGCCAAGGCACCTTCACGCCGTTGACCAGAAAGCCCCAGTCACCACGCCACTTGCTGGTGATGAAGAGGGTGTAGACGCCGCCGGGGGATAGCTCGTCGATCCGGTGGTACTCGCCGTGGTTGAGCCGAGCGGTGTCGCCAGCGTGGCGGTCGATGTATTCGGTGGCCTGGGCGCCGGTCGGCACGTTGAGGCCTAACAGCACCGGGTCTTCATGGTCGAGCAGTCGCTGTTCCGTGTACCAGCCGCGCAGGATAATCGTGCGGGCGTTCCACGGGTGGTCGTGCAGGTCCCGATCTTCGTCGGGCCGCATGATGTGGTGGACGCGGAACGACCACGGGCACCACCACAGCGCTGGCTTGTGCGTGTCGCGGGAGTAGGGGTTGAACAGCCACCAGCGGCCCATGTACATCTCGGCGCCGTCGGCGGACATGATGTGTAGGTACGGGGTGCGCTGGGCGCGGGCGGTGAGCCAGGCGGTAACCGCCGGGCGCGCAAGCAGCTTGGCGACCAGGCGCCAAAATAAGTTGATCACGGGGAGTCCTTGCCGGGCCATGCCCGGGCGGTGGAGTGGGGAGTTATGCGGCGCGTGCTTGGCGTTCTTCGGCGCGCCATGGGTCGTTGGCCCGTGCCAGTGCTGCCATCGGCGGCGGGCTGACGCTGTTGCCGCACATGTGCACCTGCTGGGTGATGGTGAAGGGCTTGCCGTCGGCGCCGTGGGTGATGACGTAGCTGGCAGGGAAGCCCTGGGCCTTGTACAGCTCAGCAGGCTTGAGCATCCGCAGGCAGATGTCGACGATCACATAGGGCATGCCCTTCACCATGACGGTGACCAGGGCAAGGCGGTCCTTGGTGGTGATGGTGGGCGCCGGTGCATCGCAGGCGCTGACGTTCTCGGTGCCGTAGTAGCTGATCAGGAAGGCGGCAACGCGCAGGGCGCCCGCTTCGTGTTCCGGCGAGAGGGTGAGCGACACCAGCGAACTCTTGCCGCCGCCACCGGCGGTGATGGTCGGCGCCGGACCATCCAGGCCCTGGCCAACGCTGCCGCCGAAAGCCCGCTCCATAAACGCGCTGACCAACCCGTGGTGCTGGCCGCCGGCGCTGACGGTGTGCAGCGGGTCGTTTACGTCGCGTGCATCGCAGTTGCCGCGCAAGTGCACCAGGTTCGCCGTCGCCAGTTGCTGCTGGCTGCCGGTGTTGGTCACCGTGGTCATTGGGTCGCGGATCTCCTTGGCGTGCACGGTGTTGAATCCGCCGTTGGCCTGGATCATCACTGCGGCGCTGACGGACTGGCCGCCGCCGCTGGCAGTGACGGTGCCCACCGGGCCACAGATGTCATTCACCCCGTGGGAGCGGCGCTTGTTTGCGCCGGAGCCCTCGCCGTGGCCGGCCTGGACGATGCAGGCCGACGCGAGCGCGCGATGGTTTTGTGTCATCAGCGTGCCTACCGGCTGGTCCGTGCCAACCGGCTTGCCGGAGTACTCCGGGCCACCGGCCCCAACCATCAATGTGCTGATCAGAGTCAGTTCGCCGCGGTTCGCGCAGGTCACCGTCGGCAGTGGTTCGAGCGGGTCGTTGATCCGGTCGCTACCCTGGTGCGTCGCCGGTGCGATGATGGGGCTCACCACCGAGAAGGCACCGCCCTTTGGGTAGGAGGTGATTGTGCGCAGCGGTTCATCTGCTGACTGAACTGCCTCGCCGGACCAATTGGCAATCGGCACAATGAACGGCGCTGCGCTATCGATGACGAACTTCTTCATTCCCTTGGCAACGCGGCGCAGGGTGGCCGGGGCCAGGTCCTTCTTGCGGCCGAAAATGCTTTTGCCCAGGTCGCTGAAGTCGATGCAGTCAGCGGCGGTCTTCCACTTCAGCTGGCCCTTGACCGGGTTCTTCGCGTGGGTTGGCTCAGGCCACACCACCGGGCGGCCATCGCACCGGGCGATCATGAACAGGCGCTCCCGACTGGTCGGCGCGCCGAAGTCGCATGCCTTGATCACCTTCCATTCCACCACGTAGCCCAGGCCTTCCAGCAGGGCCACGAAGCGGCGCCAGGTGCGGCCGCGCTGTTTCGGGTCAGGCACCAGGAACTGGTTCGATACCGGCACTTGCTCTCCCGGGGCGGCCACGCGGTTGGTGGTTTTCCCTTTCTTGGTTGGGTGCGGCACCAGGTCCAGGGTCACCACCCGGCCGGTGTCCTTGTCGCGCTTGGCGATCAAGCGGCCCCACTGCAGGATCTGCTTCACGTTCTCCAGGCTGATCACCCGGGGCCGTTTCATGCCCGCCCACTTGAGGCCGATCCATGACAGGTTGCGGATCTCGCGCTTGCGCGGCTGTCCGCCGGCCGCCTGGCTGTGGTGCGTGCAGTCCGGCGACATGTGGAACCAGCCCACGGCCTTGCCGCCGCACTCGGTGTCCGGATCACCCTCGAACACGTCGGTGGTGAAGTGCTTCGCGCCTGGGTGATTCACGGTGTGCATGCTGATCGCTTGAGGGCTGTGGTTCTTCGCCACGTTCACAGTGCGACCCAAACCCATTTCCAGACCGGTACCGGCGCCGCCACCACCACAGAAGAAATCGACAACGATCTCATCGTCCTGAGGGTTAAAGCCGAGTCCGTATTGGGTTTTGAAATCGAAGGGGTGTTTCTTCTGTTGTGCGGACATAGGGGATCCTCGCCTGTGGCGTGATTCATGAGGGATTCAGGAGTGGGTGGTGTCTACAGCGAAACTTCGCCGGTATCGATTTTGCGAAGCTCCATCACCTCAATGCAGTTGGTGCCATCGGTGATCACCCAGCAAGGCAGCTCAAGGTTGCGGAAGGTGCCGTGGTAGTTCCGGTAAGCGCCGAGGGCCGCTTTCCGGAAACAGTCCGCAACGACTTTGCCAATAGGCATTGGCTGCCCCCCCCTAGCAGACAGAGATCGAACACAACAGCATTTTGAATGCGCTTTGCCGCCGCTCGGATCGTGTTCGGTGCCAGCTGGAACTCCTTTGCGACCTCAACGACGTGCTTATAGACCAAGGCGTCGTGGATTCGCTGATCGCGCTCGCCGTTGCGCAGGCCAGCGTAGATGACTGCTTGCATGGGTTGTCTCCAAGCGTGCGCCTGCCTCGCCGGCTGGCGTGATTCGTAAATTGGGTTGATGATTTGCACTCAGCAAAAACCTGACGGTGACTGCGATGAGTGCGAAAACCGATGTGATAGCTATCAGGCTGATCGGCGAAGAGGTGTTGCGACTGCTCAGCCTTCCCGAAGAAAGGCTTGAGGCCGAGGTGCGACTGGGGCTAAAGCTGATTGCTGATCTGGCAAGGTGGCGCGACCTGGCAGGACTATTAGCCGCCGAGCCTGCTGGCGCAGTTCGTTGATATGGAGTATTACGGGTGACCGGCATGGAGCCGGATCAGGCGGTGAGGCGTTCGCCAATCACGGTGGTGGTGAACTGGATGGTGTATTCGGTGACCATCTCGAACGCACCGCCACAGGTATCGCAGGTCATGTTCTTGTCGCCGTAATCTTCAGACTCGATGTGGATGACAGTGGCGCAATGCGGGCATTTGCATTCGTCCTGGCTGCGATAATCCCACTCGTCATAGTCGGTCTCGGCGACCTTTGCCAGCGCTTCGGCCTTAGCAACGGCGTCTTCTGCGTCCTGACAAGGCTTACAGGTGAACCCGTCAGGATGGCCCCACGGTGTTTCCGTAAGCTTCGAGCGGTGGGTGCTGCACAGGCGGCAAACGTTGTGCTTATCGCACACCACGTAGCTGTACTTCTCACCGGTTCCGTTGCACTTGGCGCAACCAGAAACCCAGTACCAGGCGCCATCGATTCGCTCGGCGTACAGGCCGTTTTCCGGCGGCCGCAGGCCGACTTCAGGCAGGTCAGTAGTGGTACGGTGAAATCTGTGATGATCCGCCCCGTTCCACACGTTGAGGCTGCCGTTACGCTGGCGCTGGGTCCACTCACCCGGGATCTCTGGGATCAGGATCTTGGTGTTCTTGTCCATGGCACTCTCCCTTTAGGCAGCCTTTCGCTGATCCAGCACCAGTTGGCGAGCCGCTTCAAACTCGCTGCCGAGGATCTCGGCAGCGCCGTCGATGTTCTCGTTTCCATCCTCAAGCCTTAGGCCAAGGTTTAGGTACACGACCCCATCCAGCTCGAAGAACACGCCGCCGCACATCCAAAGGGCGCCAGGATTCAGGCCGATCGCCTCCCAGGCTTCGTCCATGTCGATGCTGGCCGGGCAATGTTCGTTCCACAGTGCCGACAGGCGCTCATGCTCGGCGACCTGGGCTGCGCGCGCTTCCTTCGGAGTTCCTTTCGCCGGTTTGGCGCTGGAACGCAGAGCGCGGTAGTCGTACTGGTCGGGGCGGCACCAGTGCACGTCCAACTCGCGGCTATCGCTGAGCTTCACGCCACCTACATAGCTTCGATTGCCTGAGCGCATAGGCGAGGCCGCACCACCAAACACCTGGCCAAGCTTGGCGCGCTGGGTGTCCCACTCTTTTCGTTTGGCGTCCCAGGCTTTTACCGCGGCAACCACGGCAGGGGCGGTGGTCTTGTACATGTAGTTGCTCATGGATTATCTCCAGTCAGGCGCCGCCCTCCGGGTACCGGATGCAGCGAGTAGGGTGGGTTATGCGGGTTCGATGCCGGTCTTGCTGAATTCTTTAAGCTGTCGCGACTGCTTTTCGGTTACTTCGAAAGCAGGTCGCGACATCGTTACGAAGCGGGCAGATTCTTCGGTCGGTGCTGCCGCCAGATTGATCAGGAACGTCGAGAGCGTTTCCTGCCACTCCTCGAAGTCGTGGCGCTCGCCCAGCACCTGCAGTGCATCATCGAGCGCTTTCGAGACAATCAGCGTTCGCTTCTCGGCGCCGATCCGATCGAGCAGCGCCTTCTCTTTCGCGCGCTTGTCCCGCTGGATCTGCGCGTTGTCCTTGGCCATGGCCTACCTCTTCGATTTCATGTGCTGGCAAATCAAGCCATGCCTGCCGCCGGCGCTGTCGAACCTGGTTGTTGATGCGCTTCATGGGTGCTCGGCGAACTTGAAGCCGTTCTCCCGGGCGATGAGCCTGGCTCGCTTGTGATCGATGCCCATTGCTGCGGCTGCCTTGTTGATCAAGGTGCCGGCCTCGGCCAAAACCTTCAGGCCTGGTGCAAGACGATCACGCTCGGCGCGCAGCTTGCTGCTGTGGCCGCCGCCGTAAGTGCCATCCTTCACGCCGGTGACACCCTGGGCGACTTCCTGCACGGTGCGGCCGGCGCCGAAGAAGGCGTCGAGCTGCTGATTCAGGTCGTTGATGATTGAGTCCCGCGGGTTTGGCATTGGCTCGCCGATCATTTCACACCGCCCGACAGCGTCACCTTCACGCCATCTGCGCGGAATTCCAGGGCCTGGGCGAAGTTGCTGGCTTCCTTCCAGGTCCAGCGGAAGCCCTTCACCTTGCCAGTGGCGAGCTCCACGATGTGGTAAGCATTGCCGGCGTTCTTGATCTGGAAGCGAATTTTTTGCACGGGCTGCTCCTTTCCGATCAGGGCGTAGAAGTCGGCAGTTGCGATGCGGGAGCGAACGTGCAGGGCCGCAACCCCGTCGACGCGCTGTTTGATTGATGGGTGCATGGTGGATACCTCTGTGGGGTTGCGTTTATTCGTCAGCAGCCTGACCGCCTGGTGCGTGCCGGTGGGCCCAGGGGAGGGTACTGACGGATAAAGGCGAGCCGTAAAAAAGCCCAGTAGGGACTGGGCTTTTCATTGCGGCACATAGACCTCCCTATGTGGCGCGGGGTGGCGGTTGAGCGCCCGGGTTTGAAGTTCACATGGCTGCCAATCCTCCGTGTCGGGTTTCAGCTGCGGCGGTGCGCTCTGACAGCTGGGTGCAGGTGGGCGGTTATAGGCCGCGTTTTCGTCCGCATCCCAAAGCCCACTCATCGAATGGGCAGAGGTGATGATTTCGTTTATGCGATCAGGCTTGGCCGCTCCGCCTGGCGCAACACTCGCACTTGGGCGGTTCGGCGCTCGGGAACTCGGCGGTCACGGCGCATGGCGTCATCTCCGATCATTGCGTGCATGGCGATCAACGCCGCCAGCGCAAAGCACATCGGCGAGATGATCTGGCGGCGCATCGCCTCGGCAACGGCTGCCGTCTGGCGACTCACGCCCAGCTTGAACATGGCGCAGGAAAGTCGCTTGGCCACCGTGCAGGCCGCCACGTCGAACTGACGAGCAATCTCCTTGGCCGTCATGCCCTGGGCCGTGCCCAGCAGGTACTGCACTTCTTTCGGCGCAAGGCCGCGTCCGAGATGACCCTTCCATGCGCCGCTGACGATTGTTGATTCCATCAATGTGACTCCCGGTTGTTTTCCCAATGCACCCGGCACGCCAGGTGCATCAGTGAAAATTTCCGTTCTACTTAAAGAGCTTGATCCAGTCGGTCCCGTTATCCGGGGCTGGGAGATCACTTCACTGATCCCGTGCTATCTGGCGGCTTCACCAGTCGTGTATTGCCGGGTGTTGCCCGGCGATGAGAAGAACAATACCGCCGGTATTGCGTAGAGGTCAATACCTCCGGTCATGTATTTTTTAAGCGCGCAAAGAAAACCCGCATCGAATGCGGGCTCTAGATTGGTCGGGTTCAGTCTTCTTTGGGGACTGTCCAGAAAAGCTGGATCAGTCCGTCGTCTCGATGCGCGATGGTAACGTTGTCGTTTTCAGCTATCTCATCAAGGATTCGATCCCAGTCCGCAGGATCGTCATTGGCCGAGCGCTCCAGAAGGGCAGATTTTGATGCTTGCGCTTTCGTTGTATTGATCGCCCGCTGCACACGCATGCCTAGCAACTCGTACGAAGTTGGTTCTTTTGGTGCTTGGGTCTTCTGCTTTGCCATGGGTAATCCTCCATAATTAACTGTATGCATAAACAGTATTTCATGTAATAAATAACAGCAAGCTGAAAAGAGTACAGATGTGCTCTTGCGGTTTCCTGGCGAGAAAAAGCCCGCGGCGGCGGGCTTGGGGTGACGACTTTATATGGCAAATCTCAGCTGTTATCGCACGAAGGATATTTACAGATCCCCGCCTCGCCAGATGACCTTGCCGATAATTCGATGCTCATTCACTTCGCTTCGAGCAAGCACGATGTCCGCATAGTCGTCGCAGTCGTCGTTATCACTCCTGAGGATCCATCCGCCGAGTGGGGTCTTCACCAGGCGCTTAACGATCGAGCCTTTGTCCGCGCTAGTGAGGACAAACACCTGGCCATCGACCGGCTCTGTTTTCGAGGTGTCGAGCAACAGTACGTCGTGGTCGTTGATAGTTGGCCACATGCTGTCGCCGTCGGCGTAGATAACTATCAGCGTTTCGGCCTTCACACCTTTCGTACGCAACCAGTCGCGCTTAAACGCGAGGGTAGCAAGCGACTCCACGTGTGGGTTTTCGTGTCCGATGCCGGCCGCGGCCTTTGCGCTGTATTGGGGGACGTGAGCGTACTTGTCCTCTACTGCCTCCGCATCGCCACCGACAGGGAAGGGTGAGTTTGCCGCTATCTTTGAATGATCGCCTGTAGCTGGGCTAGCCTCGGACGGAGCGGCCAAGCCCATGTCTCCGATCTGGCGCGCCAGGGTCGGACTGATATCCTCAATTTTCACATCGAGCATTTTTGCAAATAGAGCAACAGCCTTCAGGCTAAGTGCGGTTCGGCGATTCATGAAATGGCTGATGGCGCCCTGTGTAACACCGTCTCCCAATCCCTCAGCAAGCTTTTCCTGAGTGAGATTTAAGGTTGCGCGCTTTTTCTGAAAGATAGCTTTCAGGCGATCGCTGTCTTCCAGCTGCCAATCGGCAAGCGGCAGTCTTCTAGAGTCTTTGGTCATCAACAAATCATAATACCTGCGGTATTCGCGCAACCAATATCGCCGGTATTGACGACAAACAATACCGCCGGTCATACTGGCGCGGATTAAACACGTAGAGGACGTCGCAATGCGCCGTATCCCGCTTTCCGAATTCGCAAAAGAGCATGGTCACACCAAGGCCGCGCAGATGCTGGGCTGCACCCAAGGGGCTTTGAGTAAGGCCATTCGTGTGGGGCGCGACGTCGTTGTTACCTGCAATGAAGACGGAAGCCATTCCGCTTTGGAGCAGCGTCCTTTTCCATCGCAGACAAGTGCCGCTTAGTCCCGGCGCGAAATCAATCGAAACGTTTTGATGTCGCCATTTTCCGCGACTCCGAGATGTGCAGATAGAGATTCTGGATCAGCTGTTAATTCATCCAGTATCCAAATTTCAGACATAAAAAAACCGCCTGGCAGGGCGGTTCAGTACAGCTTCATTTCGAGGTGAATAATGATCAAAAACGCTCCCTCAGTCAACACTTCCGGTGATGTCGCGACACTCTCCGGCGAATCCGAAAAGGTGTCTCGACACCGCCCAACAATTCAATCCGCAGCGATGGATGCCGCCCTCCTGGTTGGCGTCCAGTACTCGCACGAATCCAAGTCTCAATTCCGCCGGGAATGCCTCAGTCACCTGAAGGCATCCTTGGCGCCTGTCCAGGATGTTTCCGCATGAGCACGATCATCATGAGCCTGTGCTGGCCGTTGCAAGGCATGAGCGGACCGCAGAAGGCTGTCCTGATATCACTGGCTGACAATGCAAACGACGAGGGTGTTTGCTGGCCGTCTGTTGCTCGTATCGCTGAGCGCACTTGCTTGGGTGAGCGCACTGTTCAGTCGGCAATCAAGTGGCTTGGGGTATCCGGGATTCTGTCGTTCCGTGAACGCATGGGACGTTCGACAATGTACACCCTGACCCCCGCAGCATATGCACCCCCGCAGGAGGTGCGCCCCGCAGCAGATGCACCACCACCCCCGCAGGAGAAGCACACCCCCCCCGCAGCAGCCGCACCCAGAACCGTAATAGAACCATCAAGTGAACCATCACCTTCTCGAGTTGATACAAATTCGCTGAAAGCCTCGAAGCTGAAATGCCCAACTCAGGCCATCGTCGATCTGTTCAACGAAACCCTTCCGGGGCTTCCTCGGGTCGTGATGATCACCAAGGACCGTGTAGCCAAGATCAACGCCCGATGGAATGAGAGTTTGGTCCATCAGGATCTCGATTTTTGGGCGGATTTCTTCAAGTTGGTCGCTGCCAGCCCCTTTCTGATGGGCCAGACAGAGGCGCGAAACGGAAAACCGTTCCGCGCAGTGTTCGACTGGCTCATCGCGCCGGGCAACTTCGTGAAGGTCATCGAGGGCAATTTCAATGCGTGATCCATACAGCCTCGAGGCCGAGCACGGCGTGCTAGGGGCGATGTTCCTTCGCCCTGAATTGATCGACTTGCTAAGCGCTGACTTGGCGGTCGAGGATTTTTACTACGAGGACAATGCCGCAATCTATCGCGGCATCCTCGACTTGCACGGTGCCGGCCAGCCTGTCGACATCGTGACTATCGGCGCTCGCGTCGGCGAGCTGCCCTGTGGTTCTCCCGCCTTCGCATATGCCGCCGAGATTGCCCGTAACACCCCCAGCGTTGCCAACGCCGCTTCCTACGCAGGAACCGTCCGCGAGCGAAGCCTGGACAGGTCGCTGATTGCGTTGAGCGTTCGGATCAACGACATCGCTTATGGCGATCAGCCCACAGTCGACAAGGTCGCAGCGGTCCAGGCCGAAGCCCAGGCAGTCGACAGTCAGTCGGCTACGTCCGAGGTGATCAAGGCTGAGGACATTCTGGATGACTACATCGAGGTCCTGCAGGCTCGCGCTGACCGAGGCGACGAGATTGACGGCTTATCCACCGGAATTCCCGACCTGGACGCAAAGCTGCAGGGGCTCAAGCCGGGCCAACTGATCATCATCGCGGGCCGTCCTGCCATGGGCAAAACCACCCTGGCCATGAACATCGCGTCCAACGCAGCGATCCGCGAAGGCAAGAGCGTGATGGCGTTCAGTCTCGAAATGGATAACACCGGCCTAATGGACCGCTTCATGGCGTCCGAAGGGCGCATACCGCTGCAACTGATCAAGAACGGCAAGGCCCCGCACAGCCATGGCGCCGAGCTGATGAGTGCAGCCAGCAAGCTCAAACACTCCAGCCTGTACTTGTCGGACCGCGCATCGATGTCGATGAACCGGATGCGCGCCGCTGCCCGTCGTCACAAGCGCAGATACGGCCTGGACCTGATGGTGATTGATTACCTGCAGCTGGTGGACTCCGACTCACGCACGTTCAGCCGAGAGCAGGAAGTCAGCCACATGACCCGCACCGCCAAACTGATGGCTCGCGAACTGGGCATCCCGGTCATTCTGCTCAGCCAGCTCTCACGTGAGTGCGAAAAACGCCCCAACAAGCGCCCAATGTGCTCTGACCTGCGCGAATCCGGCGCCATTGAGCAAGACGCCGACATCATCTTGTTCGTCTACCGCGACGAGGTTTACCACGAGCATTCCGAAGCGAAGGGCATTGCCGAAATAATTATCGGCAAGGGCCGTGACATCGCCGGGGGCACCGTCCGCGCTGCTTTCCTTGGGCAGTACAGCCGATTTGAACAACTGGCTGCTGGATGGGTAGAGCCACCCAAGGCGGCAAAGGTCACCAGCATGGCCGATCGCTACAGAAACAAGGAAACCTCCTGATGCCATCCAGACACTTTGCCGTCCCAGACGCCACGTTGTACCGCTATGCGGTGCACTGCTGCTCATTCAAGTACGACCTAGGCGGAACGCCCGACCATGCACTGGCGCTGTTTGCCGATGAGGCAATGGCCAAGCGGTATGGCGCCTGGATGTGGCCCAACACTTTCGAGGTCGTAGATCTCCAGGCCCCCAAGGAGGTCAATGCTTGAACGCCAAAATCAAAACCCTGACGGTGAAACTGTCGGATGCCGAGATTTCCCGCAATGCCAAGCTCGAGCATGTGCGCGACCTGCGCGACGCGAGTCACCCGGCGCTGCACTTCCGCTTCGCCAAGAACCGCGCGCGCGGCTCCTGGTACTTTCTCAACAAGCGTCAGTGGCACCGGATCGGCGCCTTTCCTGACCTGAACACCAAGCAGGTAGTCGCGGCGTTGCCTGCGGTGCGCCTGCGCGTGGCTGCCGACGGCGCTGCCAGTGTTTCGGGCTGGGTGACCGTTGGCGAGCTGCTCGACTGGTACGGCCCCCGCATGGCCAAGTCCCGGACGCTTTCGGAAAAGCGCCGGGCGGCTATCAAGTCGGCCATCAGTTGCCAGCTCAAGCCGCGCCTGGGTGATCTTCTGATTCGCGATGTGAATGCGCAGACCCTGGACAAGCTGCTGATGTGGCCAGCCCAGGCGGAACTGTCGCTGTCGTATGTCCAGCAGTTGTACCGGCTGCTCGCCGTGGCGTTCCGGCAAGCCCGCAAGCTCGACCTGATCCCTTCGAACCCGATGGCGGAACTGAAGTTCGGCAACTTCACCACGGCGCGCATTCTGCCCAAACCTGCACGGCTTCGTGATGTGCAGGTGCGGGACCTGGTGACGCTGCTGGCTGAGCGATTCGACAGCGCCCCGGGTGACGCCATGCTGGCCCTGATGATGCTGTGCCACGGCACCCGCATCGGCGAGACGCGGCAATCACGCTGGGCAGACATCACGCTGCTAGAGCGTGAGTGGTTCTTGCCGGCGGAACATACCAAGACCAAGACCGAGCTGCGCGTGCCATTGACCGACCAGGTTTGCGCGCTGCTGACCCGCTACCGTGATCGACAGGTCGCCCAGGGATACGAAGGGGCCTTCCTGTTCCCATCGCGCCGCGGCAAGCCATTGAGCGACCACCAGGCCAGTGCCGCATTCACTCGGCTGGGGCAGGGCGCTTGGACAAGCCACGACCTGCGCAAGGTCGCGCGCACCGCATGGACTGACCTCGGCGTTGACGGTCACATCGGCGAGATGCTGCTCAACCACTCGCTGGGCAAGATCGCCTCCACCTACATCAACACCCAGGCCAAGGAGCAGCGCCGCCTGGCCCTGGTGAAGTGGCACACCTGGTTAGATCAGCGTGGCTTCAAGGCGATTCACGCGCAGACAGGTGTTAGATACGAAGATTCGCAAAACCTCGTAGACGCCTTGAACGGCGGGGCCTGCGAGCCAGAACCACAATTTGTTAAGGGCGAGGTTTAAAAATGGATAAAAAGCAGCATGGCCCCGCCTTTAAGAAGCAGGTCATCCCCTTAGCTCCCTGCCCAGCGTGCAAGGGCAAGGCGGTTATCACCGGCGTTTTCCACGAACTCGACTGCATTCAATGCCACGCCTCGGGCTGGGTCCGCTTCGATAACGGCCAGGCACTTGAGCTGCAAGAGCTGGTCACCCAGCTTGGATTCAACCTGAGGATCGCCTGCAAGCAGATCCAAGAGCGCATGACCGCGCCGCTCGATATGCCGGACTACTACAGCCAGAACAACCGCCGCGGCGCCGGCGGCACCAACTTCACAGGGGATTGAGCCATGGCCTTCACACCGACATTTAAAGAGCGCTCCGCCGAGGATCTGCTGGAGCATTGGGGCCGCTGGGTTGTGCTGGGTTCTGGCGTGTCGTGCTGCGCGTCACGCGAGAACACCATCCTGTCGCCGATGATCACCGACGACGATGCGCTGCTGATCGATGGGCTTATGGGCCGCCTGCTGAAGCGGTACCCGGAATGTGGCCAGGTGCTGATGAAGTACTACACCAGCCGAGACGCGTCGCTGATGGAGGTTGGCAAGAAAATGAAGTTCGGTGAGGAGAAGACGCGCGGGCTATGGAAAGCTGGTATTGCCTGGATTGATGGGGCTTTAGATATTCGTCGTCAGGCTGCTTGACAGGACCGGGGATGATATATAGATTTCAGTTACTTTGCGGTTTTTCCGCGAGCAAAGCCCGACCCTAGAGTTGGGCTTTTTGCTTTCTACAGTTCATCGAGCCTCGGCATTTGCCGGGGCTTTTTCGTTTTCGGCTCCACCACGCCCATTGCTCTGAGCTGGGAGTGCTGCTGGAGCTGATCTATGTGAGGGCTCGCCAATCCGGCGGGCCTTTTCTGTTTCTGGAGTACGGCAAATGTCCAGCTCTATCCAATCCAGCAACTATGTGCCGGCCGTTTCCGGCTGGAAGCTCAACACCCTCATCGGTGAGTTCGAGATGAACTCTTGCACCCTCGGTAGCGCGGCCAATGCGCCAGAGCGCCAGATGGTGTCTGTCGAGGTGGCCAGCTGGAGCAAGTACGACTTGCCCAAGAACGCCGCCAACCTGCTCCAGTTTATGCAGGCAGAGCTTGAGCGGGTGCCGGAACAGTATCGACACGCCGCCGAGTTCGAAGAGTTCGATACGAGCTATGGTGATGAGTCGTTCAATGCTCGCCTGTTCCTGAGCTACTCCCGACTTGAAACCGAGGAAGAGCTGGCTGATCGCCTGGCAAAGGCGAAAGTGGCCGGCACGCGGATCAGTATCAAGAATGGCCTTTTGACCATCAGCCATGATGGTGTTGTGCGGTGCAAGATTGCCAGTCTGGACCAGCCTGAGCCAGAGCAGTTCAGAGAAGTGATTCGCGCCGAGCTTAAGCCGGGCGGTCTGCTCCACCGCTCCCGCTAATCCATTCCTTCACTCCCTAACAGGGAGGATATCGAGATGTCGAACATGCCAGATAAGCCAGACACCTGGGCATTGATGCTTGCGTGGCTGAGCCAGCATGCGCCGATCCTTTACCCGGCCGGGCTGTCCTTCGCCATGGCCGTACTGCGCATCACCTACGGTGGCGGCTCGCGCCGTCAGATGCTGGTGGAGGGCGTGCTGTGTGGCGGCCTGACCCTAACCATCATAAGCGGCCTGGAGTTCTTCGGTCTGCCCCAGAGCATGGCCACGTTCGTAGGTGGCTGGGTCGGCTTCTTGGGTGTAGAGAAGATCCGGTCGATAGCTGATCGGGTCACTGACTTCAAGCTGCCAAGCCGTAAGGTGGAGTGATGGCTAGCACATCTGCCTGGCACCACCTCTACAAGACGAAGGAGTGGTACCGGCTCAGATGGAGCCAGCTCCAGGCAGAGCCGCTGTGCCGTCGCTGCGCCTCACAGGGCCGTGTGGTAGCCGCCAACATTGCGGACCACGTCAAGCCTCACCGGGGCGACGTGACGCTGTTCTTCGATGCGACCAATCTGCAGAGCCTCTGCAAGCTTTGCCATGACAGCGCGAAGCAGCGAGAGGAAAAGTCGGGCGTTGTGGTGGGGTGTGACGTCAATGGGCTGCCCATCGACCCGAACCATCACTGGAATCGTTCGAAGTCTCGGAAATGAGAATGATTTTCACGATTCGCGTACCGTTTTGGTGTGGCACGCCACTGCCCCTAGGGGGAGGGTAAAAAGTTCGGATTTCCGCTGCATAGGACCGCCCTCGACCCTCTTTACGCAAAAAGCCAGAATTGGAGAGTTTTTTTTGAAGGGACGAACCCCCGCTCCTACGACCCAGAAAAAGGTCACTGGTACGTTGCGTACCAGTCGGGAAAACAAGCGGGAGCCGCAGCTCGCAGTCGCATCATACCAGTCGCCACCCTCAACGATGACGGCCGATGGACAGGCGGTGTGGAAAATATTCTGCCCGCTCGCCACGTCCATGGGTGTGCTGACTGAGGCCGATCTTCAAACCCTCGAGCGGTTGTGCGAAGTCGCCGCCGAGGTCCGCCGTTTGACCAAAGTTATTTCCGAAGAGGGCCATACCTATTCGACCGACGCCGGGCTGATAAAAGCGCATCCGGCAGTCGCGATGGCGGCTGACGCCGACCGCCGGTTGCTCTCTTACCTTACCCATTTCGGCATGACACCCGCCGCCCGATCCAAGGTCCAGGCCATTGGCGAACCTCCAAGCAAAGACCCGGAAGACGAGTTCTTCAATTGAGGGCAAGAAGGTTTCCTATGCGGTCGACCCAGTAACGGCCTGGGCTCAAGAGGTTTACTCCGGCAAAGTGTTGGCCGGTCCCGATATTCGAAACGCATGTGGTCGCCACCTGCGAGACCTGGAAGACGGGCCGAAACGCGGGCTTACCTGGGATCTCGGAAAAGCCAACCGAGCGATTCGCTACTTCAAG